TGGGGACAAGCTTTTTCAATATCAGCTTTATTATATGACGCTGACGGAACACAAATTTCCGAATTTGTCGGAAGGTGTCCGATTGAGGAAGAAATAAATCCTTGGGTAGCAGAAAATTGTCTACCCAAAATGACTGATATAACTGAAAACTACAATAATTACGAAACTATGTTAAAAGCATTCTTTGATTTCCTCAACAAAAACAAAGACGCAGTAGTTTTAACACATATGGGACATATCGTAGAGTCAAAGTTGATCCACGACGCTCACCAAATGGGTATTATCGGGGATTGGGATGCTCCTTATCTCTGGTACGATGTATGCTTATTTTTTGATGATTCCACAAATAAATACTGCGAAGACAACAATATAGATATAGGAGAAACTAATACACACAACCCAGTATTCGATTGTAAGAGTGCATATAAAGCATTTAAGCACTTTATAAACGCTCAAAACTTGGAGAAGAAAACAAAATAATACGCGAGAGCCGCCAGACGGACATTAATTAAGCTTAGTGCTTTTTAGTGTCCGTCTTTTTTAATATATAAGGAGAAATGAAATGAGCATAGAAAAAAACTATATTGTAATAATAACAGATATTCAAGAAAGATTAGAAGATATAATGCAAAAACTCAAAGAAAGTCAAGAAAATGAACAATTTTGGAATAAACTTGCTATTTCAAATAGCACAAAATTAAAGAATGTTTCGCAATTGGCTGTTGAAAATAGTGAAGATAGTGAAGAAGTTAAAAAACTCAAAGCAAAAGTCAGAGAGGAGATACAATAATGAAGCTCATAGAACTAAGTCAAATATATCAAAATATGTTACAACTGATTGATGATGAAAAAGTAACACAAGAGGAGCTGAAACTTGCATTTAATCAGATTGATGAAGAAATAGAAGAAAAAGCACAAAATATCGCATTTATGTTAAAAGAAATAGATTCGGATATTGAAAAGTTTAAGAAAATCGAAGAGGAGTTCGCAATTAAAAGAAAACGCCTTGAAAGTAGAAAATCAAACCTCAAACAGTATCTTGAAGATAATATGAAAGCAGTTGACAAAAAGAAATTCAAGACAGAGTATTTCAGCTTCAATATACAAAAAAACGCTCCGTCACTAAATGTAGCTACAGAAAACTATATACCTAATGAATATTACATCACAGAAAGAAAATTAGATAGAAAAAAACTGTTAGACGCAATCAAAAACGGACTTGAAATAAAAGACGTATCACTTAAACAAAGTGAAAGTCTAAGAATAAGATAGGAGATATAAAGATGACTATATATGAAAAATTAAAGATAATACAAACCAAACTCAAAGCTCCAAAGGGACAATATAACAATTTTGGCAGGTATAATTACAGGAGCCTTGAAGATATAACAGAGGCAGTAAAGCCCTTACTTGATGAAGTAGGGGCGGTACTGACAATAACAGATGATATAGTGCTGATTGGTGATAGATTTTATGTAAAAGCAACCGCATATCTTGTAGGCACGCAAAAAGATGACGGCTTAGTAAGTGTTGTCGCATTCGCAAGAGAGAGTGAAGATAAAAAAGGAATGGACAGCTCACAAGTGACAGGAGCAGCGTCATCATACGCAAGAAAATATGCATTAAACGGCTTATTTGCAATAGATGATACAAAAGACACCGACACAGAGGAATATCAAAGTAAAGAGCCAAAAGATGAACAAAAGCGGGAAAAAACAAATTCAGCAAAAATAGTACAAACTCAAGCTGATGAAATAAGAACACTTGCAGAAATCAAAAGAGTAAGAATAACAGACATTGAAAATAAAAAAGGTAAAAAATTAGAAGAATTTACACCTGCCGAATATGCAACAATTATGAAATATTTAAGAGGCTTATAAAAACATTGCAATAACTTGATTATAAAATCATATAGCTTTAAAACGTATTTAAAAGCGATTTAACAAAAGATTATATTTAATAATATAAATATATTAGCAAGGTGAAAAATGGATGTTGTAGCTAAAATTAACGACATTGTAGAACGTAATATCACAATAACATTATCTAATAATTGTGATATTAAAAAAATAAAAACAGACATAGAAAAAGACAAAGAGTATTTAATCAAAATTGAAGATATAAAAAGCAAACGCACTTTACAGCAAAATAAATATATCTGGGAGATAATATCACAAATAGACAAAAAGATAAACGGATATATGTCTGATGAGATGAGTATTTATATAAGCTTAATAAAACAAGCTAAAATTAAAACTGTATATATCGAGACAGTGGAAGAAGCTAAAAAAGAGTTATTAAAAGTATTCAGATATGTTGAAGATGTAGAAGATAGAGTAAGTAGTAAAGGCATTAAAACAGTGCTGTATCGTTGCTACTACGGAACATCAAAATTTGATAAAAAAGAAATGGCTGACTTCATAGAGTGCCTTATCAATTACTCTTATGAAGTCGGTATTGATATATATGGATATGAGCAAATGCTTAGGGGGAGAAGATGAACGAACAAATAAACAGAAGTTACTATGCGGTTATACCTGCGAATGTGAGATATGATAAAAATATACCTGCCAACGCTAAACTCTTGTATGGCGAAATAACGGCACTTGCCAACGATAAAGGCTATTGTTGGGCGAGCAATTCATATTTTGCCGAGCTTTACGAAGTATCGAAAGAAACAATTTCAAGATGGATAAGTAAGCTTGAAAAGTCGGGATATGTAAATGTGCAGATAATATATAAAAATAATACAAAGGAAATTATAGAAAGAAGAATATATATAAACGGTATACCTCAAATAGTAAGCGAAAAAACATTTGTGCAATCTGATGATAAAATCAATACCTCTAATCAAAATAATCAAGACGCTATTGACGAAAATATCAATACCCCTATTGACGAAAACGTCAAAGATAATAATACAGTATTTAATAATACAATTAATAATAAAAAAGAAAAATATAAAAAAGAAAAAAATAAAACATCAGTAGATACAAAAACAGATTTTGATAATCTCATAGATGAATATACTAAAAATGACAAACTTAAAGATACAATCTATGAATTTATAAAAATGCGAAAGACTGTAAAAAAGACATTAACAACAAAAGCGTTAGAATTATTGCTTAATAGATTAAATCATATAGCCAATGATGATATATCAAAAATAAAAGTGCTTGAACAGAGCATAGAGCATTGTTGGTTAACTGTGTATGAATGCAAAGAAATTAAAGGAAATACGAAAGATAACAAGACAGATGAGAATAGAAAACAAACTGTAAATCTAAATACAACGTGGAAACCAAAGGAATATACACAGGAAGAGCTTAACGAAATGGGAATAATTTAAGGAGATTTAAAAATATGGAATATAAATGCAATATATGCAAGGACGAAGGCTTTATATTTTATAAAAAACGTATGAGAGACAATAGGGTTTATGAGTTTTCAAGACCTTGCGAATGTCAAATACAAATGCAAAATGAAAAAAGAATAGAACAAAGCAATATATCCGAGCTGTTTAAGCGTTGTACATTTTTTAATTTTGCTGAAAATACAAACGAACAGAAACAAACTAAGACGAAAGCAGTAGGTTTTTATCGAGAAGTGACATCACAAAATCCTGCCGATGATAAAGCAACAGGTCTATTACTTTATGGACAAGTAGGAAGCGGAAAGACACATTTAGCAGTTGCAACACTTAATAACTTTATGAAATATGGTAAAAGCGGTTTGTATGTAAATTATAAAGACCTTGTAAGAAGATTATCACAAATAGCACTTGATTACAACGCATACACTTCAGAAATAGACAGATGCATAAACATAGATGTGCTACTAATAGATGATTTATTCAAATCAAGAAGTCTAAAAGACATAACACAAGCACAATTAAACTATATGTACGAGATTATAAACTATCGTTATATGAATAAAAAGACAACAATATTTACTACAGAAAAAAGCAGTGAGGAACTTTTAGAAATAGATAGTGCAATTGCAAGCAGAATATTGCAGATGACAGATAAAAGATATGTATTGAATATGAACGATATAGCTAATTATAGATTAGCGTAGCAATAAATATATACGTAGAATTTAAAATTTGATACCTAAAATAAGTGAAAGGATTGAGAAATGAATACAGTTATTATGATAGGAAGATTAACAAGAGACCCTGAGCTTAGGTATATTGCATCTACAGGTAATGCCGTAACGAGATTTGCAATAGCTGTTGACAGAGCATTTGCTGCAAAAGACGCTGAAGTTACTGCTGATTTTTTCAACGTAGTTGTATGGGGAAAAAGAGCGGAGACTTGTGTCAATTATCTTGCAAAAGGCAGAATGGTTGCAATAAGAGGCAGATTACAAAACAACAACTATACAGATAAAAATGGAAATAAGCAGTATTCAGTGGAAGTAATTGCTGAAGAAGTGAAATTTATAGATTGGGGAGATAAGAAAAATACAGCAAATATAGGCAGTCAAAATAATAGTCAATATGATGGAATAGATGAAGAAGGATACAGAGCTATTAATGACGATTCTGTGCCATTTTAAATTGTAATATATAAGGAGTGATTAACATAGATAAAATAAAATTGTTGCAAGGTGATTGCTTAGAATTGATGAAAGATATTCCTGATAAATCAATAGATTTAATCCTTTGTGATTTGCCATACGGAAAAACAAACTGTAAGTGGGATATAATCATACCTTTTGAGCCTTTGTGGGCGCAATATAAAAGGATTATAAAGGATAGTAGGGCTATTCTTCTATTTGGGAGTGAGCCTTTCAGCAGTCATTTAAGGTTATCAAATATAAAAGAGTACAAATATGACATAATATGGCAAAAGACACAGCCAACAGGACATTTAAATGTCAAATATCAGCCTTTAAAGTCTTATGAGAATATATCAGTTTTTTATAAAAAACCACCCACATATAATCCGCAAAAGTCATATAATAACTCAAGGAAAACAGCTACATTACAAGCAAAAATAAATTGTGTCAAAAGAGAAAACGAGCGAGATAATATTTATAAAACACAAAATATAGATAACTGCAGAGGCTATGACAGCACAGAGAGATACCCTAAAGATGTTATTTGTTTTGCAAAAGATAAAACAGGTATGCATCCGACACAAAAACCAACAGCATTATTAGAATATCTAATCAAAACATATACAAACGAAAATGATATTGTGCTTGATAGCTGTATGGGAAGTGGTTCAACAGGGGAAGCTTGTTTGAATTCTAATAGAAAATTTTTAGGGATTGAAATTTGCGAAAACTATTACAATACTGCAGTAAAGAGGTTGATTTATGGATAAAAAAAGATGGGAGAAAAAATAATGTTAGATTGGGAAAAGATAAATGCAAGATTGGAAAAAGAAAGAGAAATTAAATGGCTTAGAAAAATAAAAAACATAGACGAAACAGAAGAAATACAAGATTTTATATTAACTGATTATTGGGGATTTTCTACAAAACAGTTATCGCCAAAAACACTCGGTATATTATATGCAAGATTTGAGGTAGTTCCTGAAAGTGATGAACTTTTATCAGTGGACATAGTATATAACACAAAAAATGATTTTAGAACAAATGGAGCACAATTAACTATTGACAGTAATTTTGAAACATATTTTGACAAATATTCAAAAGATATAAGAGATTTATACACAACTAATCTGCTTTATAAAGAAGCATACAATTATTCAATATATTACAATAACGATTTATCATTTATCACAATATATGAAGAGTTTGAAAAAATGATAAGAATAAAAAAAGATGAAACAGGACAAGGCATAAATGGTCAAACAGGTTTTACCATTTTTTCAGACATAGAAAGCCAAGAAATATTTATAACAAGGTATATGCCAATAAAAAAAGATAGTAATTTATCGCATTTTTTAAAGATTTAAAGGAGAACAAAAAAGATGAATAATGAACATATCACACTATACGGCAGACCTATAACGAAGAAAAATAGCCCAAGAATAGTAAAATGCGGAAATTACACTAAGATACTACCAAGTAAGCAATACAGCCAATATGAAAAGGACTGTATAAGACAGATACAAGGTAGTAAGAAAAAGAATATATGTATACCTGTCAATATGCAGTGCATATACTATATGCCAACCAAACATCGAGTAGATCTTGTGAATTTGCTCGAAGCTACCTGTGATATATTGGTAAAAGCAAATGTCCTCAAAGATGATAATAGTAATATAATCAAAGGTCATGATGGAAGCAGAGTGCTATATGATAAAGACAATCCCAGAGTAGAGATAGAGATACAGGAGATATTAATAAACGAGGTTTAAAATATGAACGAACTTGAAAAAGAACTTATAGAGAAAATGCGTTCTCAAAGTACAAACAGTTATCAAATATTTGCTGATTTTTGCAGATGCTCTGTGTATGCTGTTAATTCACAAGTAGATATGTTAAATTCAAGTGACTGGAACGAAAAATATATACAGGTAATTAACAGCTATGACAAATCAATAAATATAGCAAATAAATTCAGCGAGATGTTTGCATTGTTTTGTATGTGCATAGAACAAGAACCATATTCAGATATACTTGGACGTGTATATATGAATCTTGAAGTATCAAGTGGTAAAATAGGTCAATTTTTCACACCTCAACATATAGCGAATTTAACAGCAAAACTTAATTTTGATAATAAAAGAGTGACAAAAGAGATAGAAGATAAAAGTTTTATCACATTAAGCGAAAGCTGTTCAGGCGGTGCAAGTTTGATACTTGGCTTTGCAAAAGCTATGCAGGAAAACGGATATACACCGTATAAGCATTTACTTGTAGTTGCTAACGATTTAGATGAAATGTGCGTGAATATGACATATCTACAATTAGTACTTAACGATATACCTGCAATAGTAACAAGAGGTAATGCCTTAAATAATGATATTAGAAGCATATATTATACACCAAGCTATTTTACAAATAATTATTTCAAATTTGAGCAACACAGGAGGTGTTAAAAAGTTTGAGTATAACAAATGATATTATTATTGATATAATCGAAGAAATGAGTTCAAGATTTAATCAAGAAGATCTTGCTTTTTTGCGTAATATATTAACAACGCAATTATATAAATATAATCTAAGTGCAAAAAGTACAGAACTTGTAGTATATGATGAAAATGAAGATTTAAATATGTACAAGAAATTTTTTGCAGTCAAGAAGCTAAAAGGGCTAACTATCAGGTCACTTAATTTTTATAAAAATTCATTAGATGATTTTTTTAAAATTGTGCAAAAATCTATAAAAGATATAGAAACCGATGATATAAGATATTATTTATCTACAAAAATGATGACAGCGACAGCTGTCACAGTAAACGGATATCGTAGAGCAGTAAGCAGTTTTTTTACGTTTCTGCTGCATGAAGAATATATAACTAAAAATCCAATGTGGCAGATAGAAAAGATAAAAGAAAAAAAACAAGTAAAACAGCCGTTTTCAGCAGAAGATATAGAGAAAATTAGAGATAAGATAAAAAATATTAGAGATGAAGCATTATTTGAATTTTTGTACTCTACAGGATGTAGAGTAAGTGAAGCTGTAAACTGTAATATTGAAGATGTAAATTTCAATAAAAATGAAGTGATAGTGCTTGGAAAAGGCAACAAAGAAAGAACCGTGTATCTAAATGCTAAAGCTAAATTTATATTACAAAAATACATCGAATCAAGAACAGATAATAACAAAGCTCTTTTTGCCACATTAGATTCACCTTACAACAGATTAAAAGCGTCTGGCATAGAAATTGTTATAAGACAATTAGGAAAAGAGGCAGGAGTAGAAAATGCACATCCTCATAGAATGAGAAGAACAGCAGCCACAAGAGCATTAAGAGCAGGTATGCCTATTGAGCAGGTTCAAAAAATGCTTGGCCACGAAAGCATAGACACAACACAAATCTATGCAAGAATAGACCAGTCGGATTTAAAACGTAGCCACGAAAGAATGATGTAAAACAAGGAGATATCATGAATAAAGAATTAATCAAAGAAGCCATAAAAGATAAAATAAATAGTTTATACAACAAAATTGACAATAACCATTATTTAATCTGGAAAAGTCCAAAATTGAAAGAAAGATTAGAAAATCAAAATGAAAAAATAAAAAAGTTAATAAAACAATATGAAGAAGAATTAGATAAGATAGAGGAGATAGAATATGAAGAAACAAGTTTATCATAAAGCAAAAGCAAAGCAAGTATATATGACGCAATCACAAGTAACAAGAGCATTAATTCAAAAAGAAATAACAGAAAAATCAATGATAATGCTCTTAGGTATACCTCTTATAGTACTTCGTGATAAATACAGCTTTGGCAAAAAGAGATTAGAACTGTTCACAGAAGAAGTATTAAAACAAGTAAAATGCGTAGAAAACAACGTAGTAACACTTGAAGAACTACACGAAGTCATAAAAAAAGAGACTGGAATGGAAGTGAAGTTTAAATGATTATACTTATTCTTAGTTTAATGCTAAATGTAAACATAGATATTAATATTGATGATTTTAGAGTAACCTCTACAAATTCACTATCAGACTCTTTCATCTACATAGATATTAATATTGATGATTTTAGAGTCTTTGACAATAAGACAATGAATGTTTATAAGATAAGCGGTCTTAATGCAAGAGAAATTAATAAAAGATTGCAAGGTACATTTCTTGAAGATACAGGCGATATGATGTATTACATTGAGCAAGAAAAAGGCATTAATTTCAGAGTAATATATGCTATAGCAGGTCTTGAGATTGGCAAGGGCAAGAAGCTATCAGGAAAGAACAACTACTGCGGAATAAAAGATACAAAGACATTTGACTTGACATGGTCAAGACAAGTAAGGGAAATAATGGAGGAGATATAAAGATGGAAATAACATTATATTATGACGACCAGTTTAAACCTGATAGAACAGAATATTCATCAGCAACAATCACACGCTTTAAATCAGCCAAAGCCTTTTGGCACGAGATGAATAACAGCAAAAAGTTCATAAAAGTAGATAGTTATAACGATAAATATGATTACGAGGATATAATATATATAAGAAAAGATAGAATTATTGAAATATGGATTGAAAGGGAGATGCAATATGATAGATGAAATAGATATAAAACCGACTTGCCAAGAAGATTTTAGGGATTGGATAGTAGACAATTGGGAAGCGGTAGAAGATGAAATAGCAAAATCAATAGATAAGGTCGCACATGAATATTCTGAAAATGGAGAAAATTTTTTAATCGATGACAGTGTAGACAGTGATAATTTAATGCAAGAAATTTCAAATAATATTAAAAAAGGATTACTAAATGTAATTGATACCTATGAAGAAAAACAATAGGAGATAAATAGTAATGAGAAATTTTGAAGAATTACAAAAAATAATAGAACAATGGGCGAAAGATAAGAGTTTACTACATGCAGAAAATGCAGATAAGCAATTTATGAAATTTATCGAAGAAGTATTTGAGTTTAAGGTGGAATTGGATTTTTATAAATACTTTAAATCATTCAAACATACAAATATTGAAGTAGATTACAGCATAGAAACAGTAGACAAATATAATAAATTGCAATTAGAAATGGGCGATATATTCGTAACATTGATAGTCTTATGTAGGCAAATAGGTATAGAGCCTACAAGATGTCTTGATATGGCTTATGAAAAGATAAAAGACAGGACAGGCAAAACTATAGACGGGGTATTCGTGAAAGAAGAAGATTTAAGAGGTGCAAGATGACTAAAGAAGAGTTTGAAAAAGCTTGTAAAGTACGAGGACTTGCTACTGTCGATACAGTAAAAGATTATATAAAAAGACATGATAAAAATGCATATACAGAAGATGACTTGATAGATGTATATAGAAAAGAAGAGGAAAGATATAGTCGTACACATCATAGCAGTAGTAAGATTTATGAGTTAGATGCTGATAACTATGCACAAATTAAAGATGATAAGGATTAAGCGAGGTGATTTTTTGAATATAAAAGAAGAATTGCAAGAGTTGAGACACTCGCAAGAGTATATCAATGCAAGAAAGAAAGAAATAGAGCTTTTAAAACAGGACTTACTCTTTATCAGAGGTATTGATTATAGTAAAGACAAAACAGGCACTGCTCAGACTACACAAGAAGATTTGATATGCAATCTTATAGAGTATGAGAGAGAAGTAATGCACAAGATGAAAGAGCTTTTAAAAGAACAAGCAAAAGTTAAAGCAAAGATATTTACGTTGAAAAATAAAGCTCAGCAAATTATATTATATAAAAGATATATCCTATGTGAAGATTGGGAAGATATAGCAAGAAATATAGGATATAGTCTATCACATACATTCAAAGTACATGGTTGGGCATTAAAAGAAATGAGTAAAATATAAAAGTTGATAGTAAATGATAGTAGTAAGTGTGATATAATGATATTGTGAGAATTCCGGAAAGACATAAAAATACCTCCTAATATTTTTAAAATAATTAATATCGACAAATTAGTCTTGCTTATGCAGGATTTTTTTGTTGCAAAATATGCAAAATAAATAAAAAAATTTTTAAAAAAAATACTTGACTTTTGTACGCCCAAATGATATAATATAATTACAGTAAAGATAAATAATCTTTACAAGTAAGCAAGGCAAGTTGCAGAAAGGAGAAGACATATGGAAGATATGGGAATGACAGACAAACAATTCAATGCTTTTCTAAGACAACTTATAAAAAATCTAAAAAAAGCAAATGAAGAAAAAGAAGAAAGCAAGACAAAAGAAATTGACAACATCATTGAAGACTTACAAAAATCTATTGAAGATTAAAAAAAAGACTTAACAATTAAGTTAAGTCACCAAAGAAAAATATATCGGTGGTCTTGCCACCACTGATATATTTATAATATCATAAATTAATAAATATGGCAAGAAGTTTGAAAGTAGTTTTTTTATGAATAAAAAAATGGGGAGACCTATAAAACGAGATACCAATAAAACTGAAAAGCTAAATATCAGACTTACAAAAGAAGATAAGAAGCTTATTCAAGATTGTGCAGACAAGATGAATATATCAAAATCTGATGTTATCGTAAAAGCTATTGAACTTTTAAATCAAACGCAACAACAGATTTTATAAAGTGATGAGAGAGGTATTTTATGTGTATTGAAAAAAGATTAGAATTGATTGAATCAAAGCAACAGTGGTTATTTGAAAATACAGAATTATCAAGAATGTTGTATGAATATAACATAACATTAGAACAGGATAAAAGAATTAATGATTTATTGCAAGACTACAGAAATAAAATAGATAATGGGGAAAAAATTACAAGTTCAGAATATGAAAGTGAAATTTTAAAAATCGTAAATGAAGATAAGCCAACTGCAGATTATCATTTTGCGGAAAGTTATTTAGAATTGTGTTTTAAGGAACAAAGATGGGAAGATGTATTTGAAGAATTATATAGAGATTCAATTAAATTTTCACACTATTTCAAAAAGTGATAATAAAAAAATAAAGTATACTAAAACCGTTATGTGATGACATAGCGGTTTTTTAATGCAAATTATCGAAAGGTGGTGATGTATTTGTCAATTAAATTGACGCTGAAACAGAAAAGATTTGCTGATGAATATATCATCAGTGGGAATGCTACAGACGCTGCAAAGAAAGCAGGATATAGTGAAAAGACAGCATTTACAATAGCAACGGAAAACCTTAAAAAACCTTATATAAAACAGTATATAGACCAAAGGATTAAGGAGCTCGACGATAAGAAAATCGCAAAACAGGAAGAAGTACTGCAATATTTAACTTCTGTGCTAAGAGGAGAAAGTGAATCGGCTATTGTGGTTGTTGAGGGATGTGGTGATGGATACTCAGAAGCAAGGACAGTTAAAAAAACTCCTGATGAAAAAGAGAGATTAAAGGCGGCAGAGCTACTGGGCAAGAGATATAGGATTTTTTCTGAGAAATCAGAAATTGAAGAGGAGCAACTGGATAAATTAGATAAGATACTTGGGGCGATTGATGATGCAGCTAAGTGATAAACAAAAAGAATTTTGGAATAATTGTAATTGCCGTTGGAATATCAAAACAGGAGCTACAAGGTCGGGAAAAACATATCTTGATTATTATATAATTCCAAAAAGAATAAGAGCTTGCAAAGGCGACGGATTAATAGTTTTGCTTGGTAATACTCAAGGAACTATTGAAAGAAATGTACTTGAGCCAATGCGAAGTATTTGGGGCTCTCTTGTCGGTACAATATCATCAAATAACAAAGCCAAGCTGTTTGGCCGGGATGTATATGTGCTTGGAGCTGATAAGAAAAATCAAGTTGCAAGAATACAAGGTGCAGGCATTGAGTACTGTTATGGCGATGAGATAACAACGTGGTCGCAAGATGTATTTCAAATGCTTAAATCAAGACTGGATAAGCCTAATTCATGTTTTGACGGTACTTGTAATCCTGACAGTCCAAATCACTGGTTTAAGGAGTTTTTAGACAGTAAGGCGAATATATATCATCAACATTATACAATAGACGATAATCCTTTTTTAACTGATGAATTTGTATCTGCATTGAAACAAGAGTATTACGGAACAGTTTATTATAATCGTTTCATACTTGGTCAATGGGTAAGGGCTGAGGGGGCAATATATAAACTGTTTGCAGGTAAGCCTGACAGATATTTTATATCTTTTGAAGAGTTAAAGCATAAAAAAATACAAATGATCAATATTGGCGTGGATTTTGGCGGTAATTTGTCTAAACACGCCTTTGTTGCTACAGGGATTACAAATGATTATGAAGTTATTGTTTTGGTGTCGGAAAGGCATGATGCTGATACAGATTCTGATAAGCTGTGTATGCTTTTTATTGATTTTGTTAAACGTGTATTTGATATGTATAGCAATATCGATACTATTTATTGTGACAGTGCTGAGCAAGTGCTTATAAGAACGCTTAAAAAAGCATTACATGATAATGGATTTAATATAAGTGTTAGAAATGCAAGTAAAATTGAAATAGTTGATAGAATACGACTTGTTGCGGGGCTTATTTCTCGAAACAAGTTTTTTTATACTCAAAATGCTGATACAGTCAAGGACGCATTGACTAATGCTGTATGGGATGAGACGAAGATTAAGACTGTAAGACTTGATGACGGTTCATCTGACATAGATACGCTTGACGCCTTGGAATACAGCATTGAGAGATATGCAAGAAAGTTGGTGAGTATGTAGTGTGGCTGTTTGATTTTTTTAAAAAGGTGGTGAAAGGTCTGTTTAGTAAAGATAATGTAAAAGACGCTTTAAATGTTGAAGTGAATATTTCAAATAAGATGGCTAACGCAATTAAGCTATGGTCTAAGATGTATGAGGGTAAGGCTGATTGGGTAAAGAAAGATGTTTATTCGTTGTCGCTCCCCTGCTCTATATCCGCTGAGCTTGCAAGGCTAACTACAATTGAGATGAAGTCTGAAATAATAGGAAGTGACAGAGCAGATTTTATGAACGAGCCTTATCAAAACCTTATAGACAGTATAAGAATACACCTTGAATATGCACTTGCTAAAGGCGGTATGGCTTTTAAGCCGTTTATATGCGACGGTAAGATTGCTATTGACTGTGTGCAAGCTGATATGATATATCCAATTGAATTTAACAGTTTCGGCGAGCTTATATCTTGTATTTTTGTTGATAGATTCACGAAGAATGAAAAGACTTATACAAGACTTGAATATCATAGCTTTGAAAATGGCAAATGCACGATAATCAATAAGGCTTATGTAAACGAATACGGCTCGGACGTACTCGGAAGTGAGATAAGTCTTGAGTCTGTGAGCAGATGGAAAGATATTGAGCGTGAGATAACTATCGATAATCTTACTAAGCCTTTATTTTCGTATTTCAAAGTACCAATGGCGAACACTATTGAAAGTAATAGTGATATAGGTGTTTCAGTATTTTCTAAGGCTGTAGATTTGATTAAAAAAGCTGATGAGCAGTATTCAAGGATAGTGTGGGAGTATAAAGGCAGTGAGCTTGCCGTTGATATTGATGAAAACTGTTTCAAAGACAACATTGAATTACCTAAATATTCGGATAGGCTTTTTAGAAAATTAGATATTCAAGGTAGAACTAATGATTTTTACTCTGTGTTTTCTCCTGCTATTCGTGATAACTCGCTTTTTAATGGCCTTAATAAACTGTTACAAAGAATAGAGTTTGCTTGCGGATTGGCTTATGGAACTTTATCAGATGTACAGGAAACGGCAAAGACTGCTACGGAAATTATATCATCAAAGCAACGTTCGTATGCTACAGTATCTGATATTCAAAAGTCGCTTAAATCTGCACTTGAAAATCTTATTATCTCAATGGATGATTTGTGCAGCTTATATGACTTAGTTGGTCAAGGTGAATATGAAGTAAGCTTTGAGTTTGATGATAGCTTAATCGTAGACAGTGGAGCAGACCAAGCTATAATGCTACAGGAAGTCGCAGCAGGAATAATCAAGCCCGAAATTTATTTGATGCGGAGATATGGACTTACTGAAGAACAGTGCAAAGATTATATGCCGTCTGAAAAGATAGAGAAAGAACCTGATGATATAGATGAGGAGTGATAATATATGCTAACTCCTGATGAACTTAAGGTCGTGCCGGACAATATCGTAAAGATATATCAAGATTTGGAAGATGATATTATTTCAGATATTGCAAGACGGCTACAAAAGGCAGGTGAAATAACAGATACCGCTGATTGGCAGATGTATATGCTTGGGCAAATGGGAAATGACCTTGAAGAGATAAAGAGTAAGATAGCTAAGACTAACAAGATGAGTAAAGCTGAACTTGATAAGCTTTTTATAAATGCTACTGATAGAAGTATGTATTATGAAAATATTGCTTATAAAAAGGCAGGTAAAAAGACTCTTAGTTTATATGATAGTCCTACAATGATGAAATTTGTTGCAGCTAATGCTAAAAAGACTCACGGCGATCTAAAAAATCTTACTAAGTCGCTTGGCTTTAAAAGTGGTAACAGTTTTAAGTCTGTGGCAAGGACATATCAAGATACTTTAAATTATGCTCAGTTTCAAATGGCAAGCGGTGCATTTTCGTATCAAGATGCTGTTAGAGCTGCTGTAAGAACATTAACAGAAAGCGGGCTAAGAGTTGTTGATTATGAAAGTGGCGTGTCAAATATGCTTGATGTGGCTGTTAGGCGTGCTACTCTTACAGGAATTAATCAGACTGTAGCTGAAATGACATTAATGCAGATGAAAGAGTCTGATAGCGAATTTGTCGAAGTAACCGCTCATATGGGGGCAAGACCTGACCATCAAACTTGGCAAGGTAAGGTATATCATGTAGGCGGCGACAAGGACGGATATCCTGATTTTGAAGAGTATACAGGATATGGTACAGGTGCAGGGCTTTGCGGTTGGAATTGTCGTCATAGCTTTTTTGTATTTTTTCCGGGTATTTCAGTAAGAAATTATACAGATGAACAGCTTAAAAATATAGATCCTCCGCCTATAGAATATGATGGCAAGACTTACACATATTACGAAGCTACTCAAAAGCAAAGACAGATAGAGCGTATGATAAGAAAGACGAAAAGGGAGCTTGTAGCGTTGGACAGTGCAGGTCTTAAATCTGATTTCACTGTTAAGTCTGTAAAATTGAGAAAACAAAAAGATTTATATGTTGATTTTAGCAAATCTGCTAAGCTAAAAACAAGGAATGAGCGTCATCAAGTATACGGATTTAATAAGTCTGTTAGTAGTAAAAGCTCTTGGGCTAATAAGAAGAATATTGTTGATAAAACTGTTGATAAGGGATATAATAGTATAACAAGTATTAATACTAAAGACGATATAAAAATAAGTGGAATTTCTAACCATCTTATAGAAAGAGCTGTTGAAAGGGATATTTCTGTACAAAGCATACAACAAGCTTTGATTAATCCATTAAAAATTGGTGAAATAAAAGAAAATAACGGTAATTATAGCAAGGAATACATCGGAGAACAAGCAAGAGTAATCATAAATCCTAATACGGGCAATATTATAACCGTATGGAAAACAAGTAAGAAAATACTAAAAAAATTAAAAGGAGGTGTATGATTTGAAGATAGATTTTGATAATAAGCAGATGGATTTATTAAATAAGATAGGATTTCCTTTTTCATTAAGTGAAGATTTGTCGGATGATGATATACTCCTTATTGATGAAAAGGTGTCAGAGTATTTTCAATTAAACGGTATAGATAATGATAGAGTTAATGATATAGGTTTTTTGTGCGAGAGCATTATTGATTGTATATCATAAATATGGTGTTGCCGTTGATTAGGAAAGGGGTAAAAATATTATGACAGCTTTAAAAGTTGATAGTGTGCATCTATCAGAGTATGAACTGGATGAGTCTATTGAGTGTATTTTTATAAGGTTTCCAATGCCATTAGATAAAAAAACTAATCATGAAGAGCATGACTCTTCTGATGGCGATTATTTATATTCTTATGATTTGCTTGATGACGGCACTCCTACCTATCTTGAAATAGTAAATTATAAAGAAGCGGTAAAAAATAAGTTTAAAGATATTCCTTTTGATTTTATGATTGAGTTTGAGGGACATCAGAACACTTTAAGAGATTTATTGCTAAGTTTTGAAAGTACAAATAAATAAAAGATTCATAAGTATTTTAAAGCACCTTTTAGGATGCTTTTTGTCTTTGGACAATAGACGTTAAACAGGTCTATTTTTTATGCTAAAATTCGCTTTTATCTAAGCGTTAATTAGATATGTATTAGTGGCTCGTTACACACGTAAAACAACGTATATACAAGAAAGGTGGTAAATTGATATGAAAAGAGAATTTTTAAAAGAACTTGGTCTTACTGATGAGCAAATCGATAAGATTATGGCTGAGAATGGGGGCGATATTCAAAGGGAGCAAGAGAAGCTAAATGAGAAAGTAAAAGAACTTGAGATTGTAAGCGGACAACTTACTGAAGCTAATAAGACTATCAAATCATACAAGGATATGGATATTGATAAGATTAAGCAGTCATCTGCTGAATGGGAAGAAAAGTACAACAAGGCTATGGGTGATTTGAAAACAGAGAGAGAAAGTAATCTGCTTGATAAATTGCTATCTGCGGTAAATACTCACGACGCAGATGTCGTAAAGGGATTGCTAAAAAAAGAAGAATTAGTATTTAAAGATGATAATGTGCTTGGTCTTGATAAGCAGATAGAAACGCTTAAAATGGACAAGCCTTATTTATTTAAAGAAGATAATACAGACGGAGATAAGAAACCGCCAACATTTACATCTTCTGCTAAATCAAGTACAAGTGGCGGAGATGATAAACCTACTACATTAGCAGGTGCAATACAACAATTTTATAAAAAAGATTAAGAAAGGATGATTTAACATGCCAATAACATTAGCTGAAGCTAAAAAGAATGTACAAGATGATTTACAAATGGGAGTTATAGATGAGTTTAGAAAAAGTAACTTCATTTTAAATAACATCACTTTTGATGACGCAGTATCCCCAACAGGTGGCGGCGCTACATTGACTTATGGATATACAAGACTAAAGACACAACCAACTGCTACATTTCGTGCTATTAATACAGAGTATACACCGCAAGAAGTAACAAAAGAGAGGGTTACTGTTGATTTAAAACAATTCGGCGGCTCTTTCCAAGTTGACCGTATCATAGCGAATATGGGCGGAATAACAAACGAAGTTGATTTACAACTCCGTCAAAAAATAAAAGCGACTCAAGCGCTATTTAATGACACAGTAATAAACGGAGATAGTGGTGTTGTCGCTGATTCATTTGATGGACTTGAAAAAGCTCTTACAGGGTCATCTACAGAGTATAAGCCAAGTGCTGTAATTGATTTGTCAACATCTGAAATGGTGACGAAAAACTATATGTACTTTTTAGATGCTTTTGATGAATTCCTGATGGGATTAGATGGCACTCCATCGATGATTTCAGGAAATACAAAGATGATAGCAAAATTAAGAGCTTGTGCAAGACGAGCAGGAATGTATCAAATAACTAAAAATGATATAGGCATACAAGTGGAATATTACGGAGATACTCCTTTTGTTGATTTAGGAGCTAAGCCGGGAACAAACGATCCTGTTGTAAAAATCGATACTGCAACAGGAAAGACATCACTATATGCTGTTCGTTTCGGCATGGATGCACTTCATGCTGTATCAATGGCAGGACAACCTCCAATCAAAACTTGGTTGCCTGACTTTACTACAGCCGGAGCAGTAAAAACTGGAGAAGTGGAAATGGTTGCGGCAATAGCATTAAAAGCTACTAAGGCAGCAGGAGTATTTAGAGATATAAAAGTAAAATAGGAGGATGATACAATGGCTAAAGTTTATGCACCTAATAAAGACTATAATGGCGTAACTGCAAGCGTGCCATTTACTAACGGGGTTGGATTTTCATCCAATCCATATTTGTTAGACTGGTTTAAAGAACACGGATATAAAGTGGAAGATGGTGATTCTGAAACAACATCTGAAACCAAAGCTGATATAAGTCAATTAAGCTATGAGGAGCTTAAATCATTGGCTAAGGATAGGGGTGTAGATGGCTATCACAAAATGAAGAAAGAAGAACTGCTTGACGCTTTAAAGGATAGTGAGTAAGATGTTCAAGGTGGATTATAGCTATTATAAAAATGAATATGGTGGAAAGTTAAGCGAGGGCGAGTTTCGTCCTCTTTGCATTTCTGCCTGCTCACTTGTTGATATGTACACTTTTAATCGAATAAAGTCTGATAATGTAATAGACGAGGTAAAAAACGCCGTATGTGAGCTTGTAGATTTTATTAATGCTCGTACAGATGAAAAAATCATAAGCTCAGAGAAAATAGGTCAAGGCAGTGTTACTTATGATACTAAGTATGAAAAGAGCCTTGATAACTCTGCTTATGATATTGTAAGAAAGCATTTAATCCATACTGGGCTAATGTATAGGGGTAAGTAATATGTTTTTAAATAGTGATATTACAATATATAACAAGGTCTATGACGAGGATAAAGGATATGACATATACCAAAGAACTGTAATAAAAGGTGTACATTTTGAAGATAGTAAGGGAGCTAATGTTATAAAATCAGGACTTGAAAATGCTGATAGAGCATGGGTATATGTACCTTTTAAGGCGGATATGTCAAGACAGTATATAAGTCCGATAGAGTTTAAAAAGCTTGATGATAAGTCAAAGTATTTCACTTTTGAAAAAGGCGATAGACTTATTAAAGGTAATATTGATTTTGAGCCTACTACTGAAAAAAGCATTGATGAAAACTTTGACGCATTTACTATTACAAGTGTTGATATATTCGACTTTGGAAGTGAAAAGATGAGACATTTTGAACTGGGGGCGAGATAGATGGTTATCATATTCGACAGTATAGAGCGTATGCTTGCAAGACGTAATCTTGAGACTAACGGCAAAGTGCAAAAATTCATTGACAGCGAAGTAATAAGACTATCTGAGCCTTACACACCTTTTGATACAGGTTATCTGAAAAATAATGCTCCAAAAATAGGTACGAGTATCGGCTCAGGCGAAGTAGTGTATAACGCTCCGTATGCAAGACGGCAGTATTACGAAAACAGGGGCAACGGTCAAAGGGGCAAGATGTGGTTTGAACGAATGAAAGCGGACCACAAGGATGATATATTAAGAGGTGCGTTAGAGGTGACTAAACAATGATAGATGAACTCAGAGATTATATAAGGTCGTGTCCTCTTATCAATAAGAAAAAGAAGCTGTATATCGATTATCTTGGCACTGATACAGGTGAGTATACTATCGATATTATGCCGGGTGAAAGTATAGTGAAAAAATACGCTGATGGCGGAAGTCTGAGAAAGCTCGTATTCGTATTCGGTAGTAAGGAGTATTACGGAAGTGATATCAGGACGAACATAGAGAACAGCGGATTTTACGATAAGTTTCAAAGATGGATTGAAGAACAAAACGAAATAGGCAATTTGCCTAATATCGAAAATGTTCAAAGTGTTAATTGTGTGACTTGTGGTTATCTGTTCAATACAGACGGAGCAGATAAGGCAAGGTATCAAATACAAATGGAAATGATATATTATAAAGGAGTGTAAAATATGCTTAAAATAGCAAAAAGAAGTGACAAAGTAGCCTTTCTTGAAGTACCAAATACAGGTGGTTCAGGCTCTAAGTTTTACAGGATGACAGGTTTCAAATCTCTTTCTAAGAAGATGAATCCAAAAGAATATTCAAGACAATATGTCGATGAGGCTTTTGAAACTACTGACATAGTAGGTATGAGTATATCTCAAGATTTTGAGTTCGACCAGATACTCGATTCGCCGCCTCACAAACATATAATAGATATTATCGACGGAGAAAAACTCGGAGCTGATGCTATAGTCAACATTGTACAAGTTGACTTCACTCAAAAAGGAGCAACTGACGGAGAGTATGTAGCTGTAAAAAGAGCTTTTGCGATAATACCTGAGTCATCAGGAGATGGCACAGAAGCTTACACATATACAGGTACATTCAAGGTAGCAGGTCAATCAGTAGTTGGTAAGGCAACAACTACTGACAAATGGGCAACTATTGAATTTACGGGGGCTTAAAATCCCCCTTTTTACTTAAAATATAAAAGGAGATAAATAATATGGCTTTTAAGTTTAGAGATAATGCGGTTAATCTTGATTTTGACGGTAAGGAGTTTACACTTGATCCTTTCGACAATGACACACTTACAAAAATAGAAGAAGTGGGAATAAAAGCATCTGAAATATCAGAAAGTCTAAAAGATAAACCTGCTAAAGAACAGTTGACAGAAATGATGGATTTTATGTGTGAAAGTATAGACTCTATACTTGGCAAAGGTGCCATAAAGGATATATTCGGCAAAAGAAAAATAAGATTTTGTGATTTACTTGATATATTTTCTTATATTGCTGATGAGATGAAAAAAGGTAGAGATACTATCGTTGATAGATATTCGCCTGAAAGATTGAAAAAATGAATATCTTAATTGATAAGCTCCCCTGCTCTGTCATCATTGACAATATCGATACTGAGATAGTATCTGATTTTAGAACGAGTATATTGTTTGAACAGCTGATGAAAGATAATAGTGTAAATGACGATGCGAAAATAGAACTTGCTCTTAATCTGTATTTTCCTAAGCAGTATATAATAAATACTGTGGATGCTGTAAATAAGATTATATGGTTTTACAGCGGTGGTAAGGAGATAAAAGACAGTGGCGGTAAAACAAGTAATAGTGGCAAAAACGTAAATATCTATGACTTTGAGCAAGACGCTGATTATATCTATGCAGCGTTTATGGAGCAGTATAAGATAGATTTGGCTGATATAGATTATTTACATTGGTGGAAGTTTAAAAGTCTTTTCTACGGGCTAAATAAGGATATACAGCTATCTAAGATTATGTTTTATAGGAGTGTAGAGCTTACAGACGATATGACTAAGAATGAACGTAAATTCTATCGTGATATGAAGAGACTATATGCTCTTGAAGATATGAGAAGTGAAGAAGAAAAAGAACAAGATTTTAATGATTGCCTTGCTGGAATGTTTTAAAAATGATTGCTATAATTTCCCTAATCTGATATTATATGTGTTGTACATAAATATTAGATTAGGGGGTACAAAATGTCACTATTTGCAGATAGAATCCCAAAAAGGATAACACAACTTGGACTTTCTAACTATTGGGATAATCTTTCAAAAGACGAAGTTGATAGCTTAAAAACATATGGGAAGAAATATTTAGACTGTGATATCTATAAAAATTTTAATTTTGGAAACGACCAATTCCAAGCTCTAATGGGTATTATATCTATGTTTGCTACAATGAAAAGATATAGATCGTGCATAAAGACAATAGAATATATGAACTCAAGAGACATAGATACTAAAGATGTCGAATCAAAACATTTCTTCTATAACGAAGTAATAAATTTGTTCTATAAGCCAAAAACTCCCGAGATTTGTAATTTTGTTTTAGCTAAAATGTACTGTTATGATGATATAAAACTTGTGAGCGAAAATAAAACAAAAATCAAGAACATCGGTGATGGGAAAGAATTTCCAAGATTGCCATCTTTTAAAACACTTTGTCTGATTTTAGAAAAGGAAAAGAATTATAAAGAGGCAATAAGAATATGTGATTTAGCTATCAAATATAATCTTAAAGATGGGACAAAAGGTGGTTTCGTTTCACGAAAAGAAAGATTATTAAATAAAATTTAGAGAGGAATGAAATAATGGGAAGAGATTTAGGATCGTTAGATTGGACTTTTAGGCTTGAATGTCCTGTTCCTAATGATATACAAGATTTATTGGTTGATGGCGAATATGGAATTTGTGCATATCAGACTATAAGAGATAAGGCAATATTTACTAATAAGAGACTTTTAGTAAAAGATGTTCAGGGGCTTATGGGGAAAAAGGTTGAAATATATTCCATTCCATACTCGTCAATAATTATGTATTCAAGCGAAAATGCAGGTAATTTTGATTTTAACGCTGAGATAGAGCTTTGGACAAGAGCAGGTAACATTAAAATAAAAGTCGATTCAAAAGCTAATATCAGAAAATTAGATAAAATTATCGCTACAGCTGTACTTAACAGAGAATTAAAATAGAAATTAAAACGAGACACTTTTTACAGTGTCTTTTTTAATGCTTAAAATCAAGAGGTGATTAATTTGTGAAAAAGCAATGGTACTATTGTCCGCATTGCGGTCAGAAATTGCTATTGTATGATGTGGTAAATGGGAAGAGTAGAAAAATATTTGTAAAATGCAAGAAATGTAAAAAAGAAATTGAAATTAATATAGAATAATTAGTGAGCCACTGAGCCGTTATTCATCAATTTGGAGGTGATGTAATGGCTTATGATGGCTCATTAGTTTTTGATACGAAAATAGATGCAAGTGGCTTTAAAAAAGGATTGTCAAAAATAAGTGCTATCGGTGCAGGTGTAACTAAATCTATACTTGGTGCAGGTGCAGCAATGACTGCTATCGGCGGATATGCGTTTAAAGTAGGTAGTGACTTTAAGGCGGCAATGTCGGAAGTGCAGGCTATTTCAGGAGCTACTGGAGAAGACCTTAAAAAGCTTACAAAAAAAGCTGAGGAGATGGGAGCAAAGACAAAATTCTCTGCGACTGAGTCTGCAGAAGCTTTAAAGTATATGGCTATGGCAGGTTGGGATACTAATAAAATGCTTGCAGCCTTACCTGGTGTGATGAATCTTGCAGCTGCAAGTGGCGAAAATCTTGGTACTGTATCTGATATAGTAACTGACGCTATGACGGCATTTAATCTTAAAGCTGACCAAGCAGGACATTTTGCAGATATACTTGCAATGGCAAGCAGTAAATCCAATACTAATGTAAGTATGCTTGGTGAGTCTTTTAAGTATGTAGCTCCTCTTTGTGGAGCGTTAGGCTACTCTGCTGAAGATACTGCTCTTGCTCTTGGACTTATGGCTAATGCAGGTGTAAAGTCATCTATTGCGGGTACTTCGCTTAAGGCATCAATTGCAAATCTAACTAAACCTACCAAGAGAATGCGAGCAGCGATGTCTGACCTTGGCATATCGCTTACTGACGCTCAAGGACAAATGAAACCTCTTAAACAACTGCTTGATGAAATGCGTACAAGTATGAGAGGGCTTAGGAAAGACCAACAAGCGGCTTATGCGACTACGCTTTTTGGTAAAGAAGCTATGGCGGGAATGCTCGCTATAATAAATGCGAGTGATGATGATTACAATAAACTGGCTAACTCTATCAGAAATTGTAACGGTGCAGCTGATGAGATGAGACGTATCATGGAAGATAATCTCAAAGGCGACATAACTTCACTGAATTCAGCTGTAGAGGGGCTTGGAATAAGTGCATATAACTATCTTGATAAGCCTTTTAGAGGTGCCGCTCAAACTCTTAAAGGTTATGTAAATGAGCTTAACCAATCAATGAAATCTGCTGATGATTTGCGACAAGAAATGCTCGATGCAGGTGCGTCAATGGGTGAGGTAAATGCAGAACTTGCGTCAATGGATACTTCAAAAATGGTTGGCGGATTTGAGGGGCTTTCTGCTAAGATTGGTGAAATACTATCAAATATAGTAAGCAATATAGCAACAAGCACTCCTAAATTTATAAAGCTTGGTACAACTGTTATAAAAAATCTGCTACAGGGCTTAAATGATAATATGCCAGGTATAACTAAGTCTCTATCTGACGGTATGACTGAGCTTGTAAAAGGTCTTGCTGATATTATCCCGCTATTCCTTGATACCGGAGCAAAATTTTTGCTTGGACTTGGGAATGGAATACTTAATAACTTACCAACTATAACTGCAAGTCTTGGCACTATGATTGGCAATATAGCTAATTTTTTGGTTGCTAATATACCGCTGTTTATAAATATGGGTGTTAGCTTACTAACAGCTCTTGTAAATGGGTTTTCTGCAAATCCAGCTACATTTGTAACTACAATAATTACGCTTGTTAATACACTTGCGACGTCAATAACAGAGAATATACCTAATATAGTAAACTGCGGTATAACTCTTATAACCGCTCTTGCTCAAGGTATAGCCGACAATCTGCCACTGTTAATCGAAACTGTACCAAAGATAATTAATGATTTTGCGAGTGCTATATATAATCAAGGACCGAAGATATTAAAGGCAGCTCTTGATATTATAATAATACTTGGCAAAGGTCTAATTGCCGCTATACCAACACTGATTAAGAATATACCTCAGATTATCCTTGCTATAGTGAATGTGTTTACTTTATTCAATTGGGCAAAACTCGGAACAAATATGATTAACGGTATTAAAAATGGTGCTATAGCTTTAAAAAATAATATAGTAGAGGCTATAAAGGGAATAGGCAGTAACATTGTAGCAGGTGTAAGGTATGTATTAAGTGGTGATGGGATAAGAAGCATAGGATCTAATTTTTTAAATCTTATAAAAAATGGTTTTTTATCATTTAAAGACGCTATATTCAATACTATAAAAGGCATTGCAACTGGAGTTATAGATACTGTAAAAGGAATATTTGGTTCAGGCAGTATACCTGAAATAGGCTTAAACCTTATAAAAGGTATAGGAAACGGTATACTTAAAGCTAAGGACTGGATTTTCAATATAATTAAAAATTTCGGTGCTGCAGTTATAGATAAGATAAAGAGCGTATTTGGTATACATTCACCATCTGTCATAATGCGTGATGAAGTAGGGAAAAATATCGTAAAAGGTATAGCTGTAGGCATCAAGCAAGAACAGAAAAATCTTAACGACGTAATAGTCAAGATGTCTGAAATGGCTATTGATACTGCAAAAAAAGAGGCTAAGGACTATAAGGATATAGGCAAGATATATGCAGAGAATATATCAAAGGGGTTTGAGGTAGAATATAAAAGGTCTGTGTCTGAGTTTAATAAGACTATCGACTCTACTATCAAAAAACAAATCGCCGAACTTGAAAAACAAAAAATGATTAAAAAAACAGGTGGTAAAAGGAATGAAAACAGCGAATATAACAGTAAAGTAACTGAGACAAACAAAGAAATAGACAGACAAATCAAAGCATATAAAGACGCAGGTAAGCAAGTAGGAAAAGCTTACGAGGACAGTCTTAAAACATCATTTGAAATAGCTGAAAAGACCATATCGGAAGAAATGCAGAAGATAACCGAAGAGGCAAGTATGCAGTACGATGAAATAATGCGTAAAAAAGAAGAGATGGAGAAAAAACTTGCTGACTTCGGCGAATTATTTAGTATAGACAAAGAAAGTAAAGAAGTCGTACTAAGCAATATCAATGACCAAATATCGGCTATTCAAAAGTATGATGAAGTGCTTACTGCACTTAAAAATAAAGGTGCGTCAGAGGGATTGTTAAGCGAGATAACTAAAATGGGTATTGAGGACGGTACTAAGTACGGCGAACAGTTGTTAAAGCTTACAGATAATCAGTTTAAAGCTTATCAGGACAGTTGGCTGAAAAAGCAGAAATTAGCCAAGGAAGTGGCGGCTAAATTCTACAAGGACCAACTGGACGCATTACAAAATGATATGGTAAATAAACTTGACGCTACACTGAAAAACGTACCTAACGTAACCAAGACTGTAGGTATAGACTCGATGAAAGGTATGATAGCAGGTATGGACTCGATGAAGAGCAGTGCGGTAGGTAAGGCAAGAGAAATAGCAGACGCAATCATAGCGGAAATGCAAAGGGCACTGGATATACATTCTCCATCTCGTGTAATGCGTAACCTAATCGGTAAAAACATAGTAAGAGGTATAGAGGTAGGTATTGATGATGAAAAATCAAATCTGCTAAGGAAGATGAAGAGTGTGGTCGGTATGGCGTCAAAGGAAATGACATTGAATACTAAGGCAAACAGCGGATTGGCAAGCAAGTCATCAGTAATTACTAACAATAACGATAATGGAGTTAAGCAAGAAATAAATATATATCAACCTGTTAAATCACCTCTCGAAATGATGAGAGAGGCAAAGAGAACTGCAAAGGAGCTGGCATATGCAAATTAAGAAAAATATATATTTGGAACTGTCAAATATAAGAGATAAGCTGAATATGGGTACAGGAACAGACTTTAAAATAAGAGCTTATGAGGGATTTGAGGCGTCGGACTATCAGATAGGATATAAGCAGAATGCTCAGATAGACAGCGCTACAATAACAAGTAAGAAAGTAGAGCCAAGAGAAATCACAATTGAAGCTGAATGTACTGATACCTTGAAAGATAAGGTGCTTAGGTTTTTTAATCCTAAAATGACAGGTAAATTGATAGTGGAGCTTAACAATAATAAGAGATGGATAAATTATGAAGTAAAATCTCTTAAAATTAAGCAAGAGAGCTTATACGAGCCTATTCATTTTATCGTTACTTTATTTTGTGCTCAGCCTTTTTTTATGGATATGTCGGACTTTGGAAAGGATATAGCGGCGTCTGTACCGCTCTTTGCCTTTCCTTTTGTTTGGAAAGTAAAAAGAGATTATGTCATATCTTATAGACAGTTTTCTACTAATTTTATGATAGTCAATGGCGGTGATGTCTTTACTGGAATGAAAGTGGATTTTATTGCAAGGGATGTCGTAAGAAATCCTAAATTATTTTTACAAGACGGAAGTTTTATTCGTGTACTTGTTGAAATGAGAGAGGGAGATACGCTGACTATAAATACTAATCCTGGTAGCAAGAGTATATATTTTAACGGTCAAAATATAACCAATAAGATGGATAGAATGAGTAATTTCATTGGTCTTAAGGTTGGAGAAAATGTATTGACTTATACAGCGGATCAAGGATATTTACATCTAATAGTTAGGCTCTTTTATACTCCAATGTATCTGGGGGTGTGATATGGTAGAGCTTTTAATAATGAATGAAGAGTTTGAGATATTATCTGTAATGGATGATTTTTCGTCTCTTGCTTGGAACAGTAAGTTTTTTGGTGTGGGAGATTTTCAAATAGAATGTCCTATTAGGTATATGAGCGTACTTAATAGAGCTCAGTATATATTTAGAAACGATGAGGAAGATACAGGAGTTATAGAGTATATCAATCCTCAAAAAGATGAGTTAGGCTCGTGGAATATAGTTATAAAAGGTAAATTCTTGAAGTCTTTGCTTGAAGACAGAGCAATAAATGAGACTATGCACTTTCAAAAAAAAACTATCGAAGAGATTATGTTGACTATGATAAGTCATCATTTCATAACAAATAAGACATTTAAAAGATTTGAAGTTAAATATAGTAATAAGTTTACTGAAAAACTGAGTATGCAAGTTACTGGAGTATCTGTACTTGAAAAGATACTACAGCTTGAAGAAGAGCAAAAAGTATCTTGTAAGGTAGTATATGACTATCTAAGAGATAAGATAGTATGCTCTGTGGTAGCGGGTGTAGATAGGACGTCAAATCAAAATGATAATAACTGGGTAGTCTTTTCAGAAGATAGAGAGAATATATACGATGTGAGTTATTCTAAGACAAAGACATTTAAAAACTTTGCTTATGTAGCAGGTGCAGGAGAGGGAAAGGATAGAATAGTAACCACTGTAGATATAAGAAAACCGGGAGAGCCTCTAAAAGAGTTGTATGTGGACGCAAGAGATTTGCAGGATATAGATGACAAAGGTAATAAAATACCGATGGATAAATATTTACCAACGCTTGTACAAAGGGGAAAAGAGAAGCTATCTGAGTATACAGTGATAGAAGAGTTGGAAGCTAAGGCTAATTTGGACAGTGTATTAAAGTACAAGGCAGATTATAATCTTGGAGATATTGTTGAGTTTATAGATAACGAAATAGGAGTTAATGCTGCACTTAGGATAGTGGCAATAAATGAAGAAATTGAAGATGGCAAGCGAGAGCTCGCTATTGTTTTTGGCAAAGAAAGATTGACGCTTAAAGATGTAATAAAAAGAGAGGTGATGTAATATGAAAGCTTTCCCATTTCAATCAAATTATACAGGAGACGACGGACATGGCAATCCAACATATGATAGAGCTGTAGATGCTGAATTTTTCAGGTCGATGTGGAGGCTCTTTTTTACTGACGGAGTATTTGCAAATCCGTCAACTAATTTTCAGGTATTGGCAAATACTGGAATGAATATTAAGGTAAAGCCGGGTACTTGCTTTATTAAAGGAGTAACAGGGATTGAGATACTTGGTACTGATATTGTAGTTCCAAAGGCAAGCGACATATCGGCAAGAACTGATATAATAGTGCTTAGAGTTGATTTTACTCAAAATAGAAGCTTATCTATTGAGTTAAAAGAAAATACTACAACGCTTAGGCGTGATAGCGATATATGGGAGTTACAGCTTGCAAGTATTCACGTAAAACAAAACGCAATGGTTATAAATCAATCTGACATCACAGATACAAGGCTTGATAGTAATGTATGCGGTGTTGTTACAAGCGTTATAAATCAGGTTGATACAACTACAATTTTTAATCAGTATATGGATTACTGGAACAGGAAAAAAGCTGAGAATGAGTCAAAGTGGCAAGAGCAGATGAACTCACAGGAGCAAAGATTTAATGCGCAAAGAAATACAATTGAGGCGTGGTATGCGTCTGTATTGACTAACATATCACTTCTTAAGACTTTTGATTTTGACAACATAGCAGAGCTAAATGGCTCTAAGAGGGATACAATATTCAATGGTGATGGTAGCATATACGAACTGATATCAATATCTGCAAATAGTAGAAAAGTGGCTGAAAGGCATACAGTATTTTTGGGTGATGGTAGGATAAGTGTTAATATCAAAGTGTATAAAGATGACGGAGCTACTGTAATTAAACAAAGTACAACAGTAACCACGTTTAATGGAAATGGAACTATATCGGAGGTGGTAAGCTAATGTGGGCAGCGATTAAAAAAGCTATAAATAGTAATCTTGCAAAACCGCTTGATGTTTTGCTTGGTGAGTTGTACAACTCTCACAGATTTGATATTGTAAATACGTATAATAAAGCTAATGAGGCGAACGGCAATGCTTGGAATGCTATACAAAAAGGTCAGGAAATTGTTAATATGATGAACGATACTGGCGGAAAGAGATATACAGTAGTAAGAAAAGGAGAAATCTATAAAGGTGGAGGGAGATTTGATTACTCTGGTAGTCCGGGGATAATAAGAGGAATAAGCGGAAAAGAAGATGCTATAAATAATACTAATGTTTATATTGATGGAGTACAGATAAGTTTAAATGTACAGGATTGCGTAAAATCTCTTGACCCAAATAATCGTAACACTCAATATGAGTATACAAGGCATTTAGAATTTAAACAATCGATAACTATAATAAATAATACAACCACTTATGATTCTATATATTATTTAATTCAAACGGAAAGGTAGGATATATTATGAAAGTATTATTGAGATTTAATAAAAAAGATAATTCATTTATAGATATGCAAACTGTAAATGAAGAATATATTTATAAATATCAAGATGTAGAAGAACTACCTAATAAGGACGGATACTACACAAGGCTTGAATATGATGAAAAGGCGAAAAAGGCAGTAATGAAATACATTGAAATACCTAAGACAGAGGAACAAATACTTAAAGAAGAGCTAAAAGCTATGAAAGAACAATTAGAACAAACAAATAGAGCAGTAGAAGATTTAGCAATGCAAAATGCAGGTGTGTAGGTGATATTAATGATTACCTATTTTGATTTGAAAATAAAGCAATTAAGCTTTATTATATATAATATTTTTTTATATCTGAAAGGAGATATTTTTATGTATGAATTCTTAGCTTATCGTGTTATTACAGGTCATTTAACTTGTATACCTGAGAAAGCAACAAAGACAAAAAGATTAATACCTGAAAGACTGAGACCAAAAGTTCTTGAGATACTGGCTGAAAGTGGTTTTGACGGTGATGGTCAACCACTTGAAAAAGAAGCAGGTCAAGAGTAATTAAATACAAGGCAATAAATGAGGACTGATAAGGTCTTTTTTTATTGCCTTTTTACTCTTTAATTTTATCCGGAAAGAGAATTTCAACGTTTTAAGGCAGTAGATAATCAATTAACAAAAAATTAAGTAAGGAAGTTATACAGCATGACACTGAAAGAAGCTATAAATCACATAGATGAAGTCATAAAAGATACTGAATGTGAAGAATGTAAAAAAGAGCATATTCAGTTAAAAACATGGCTAATAGAATTGCAAGAGTTTAGAGAACAAAAGGAGATGATATAATGATAAGTAATTTGAGTAATTTCGGAAAGTTAGTATATACAATGATAGCGGTAATTTTAGGTGCAGTAGCCAATGCACTTGGCGGATTTGATTCTGCGCTTAGGTTGTTAATAGTTTTAATAATAGCGGATTATATTACAGGTATTGCTGTAGCAATAAAACTACAAAAATTAGACAGTTCGGTTGGATTTACTGGGCTTATTAAAAAAGTAATAATATTAATCTTAGTATGGATAGGATTTGAACTTGATAAGTCCTTGGGTTCTCAATTTTTAAGAAACGCTATAATATTCTTTTACGCATCCAATGAGGGTGTATCAGTTCTTGAAAATACGAGTAAGTTAGGTGTCCCATATCCTGATAAACTTAAAAACATACTGGAACAGTTAAAAGAAAAAGGGGGTAAATCTGATGCTTAAAATATGTATTGACCCTGGACATGGTGGAAAAGATAGTGGAGCAGTCGGAAACAGACTACTTGAAAAAGATGTAGTATTAAATATAGCTAAGATTTTAAAAGCACAGTTACTCGAAAAAGGCTTTAATGTATGCATGACAAGAGAAGATGATACATTTATAGAGCTAAAAGATAGATGTATCATAGCGAACAAGGCAAAAGCAGATATATTCGTATCAATACATTGCAATAGTGCGGAGAACAAATCAGCTTTTGGGTTTGAGATATATCATACGCGAGGCTCAATACAAGGGCAAAAATTATGTGCAGATATAAAGCTGACCATAAATGAAAATAAAGAGATAATAAGAACAGACAGGGGTATTAAAACAGCAAATTTCACAGTTCTAACAGGTACTAATATGCCTGCTGTACTTATAGAAACGGCTTTTATCTCAAATATTGAAGATGGTAAGATACTAAAAGCTAAGCAGTCAGAGTTTGCTACTGCAATATGTAAGGGAATATGCAGTTATTTTGGAATAAAAAACACAAAAACAGTCGAAAAAAGCACATCAGCAACGCAAATTTTAAGTAAGCCTACTGTTACAGTAGAACAAATGCAGGAATGGGCAAAATCAAAAAATAACAATAAAGAGTTTATCAACTTGGCAGAGCTGTATTATAAGCTATCTGTTGAGCGTGGGATAAATCCTGCAGTATCATATGCACAATTTGCACACGAAACAGGCTTTTTATATAAAGTAAAATCGGCAGCAGGACTCGACGAATCGTATCATAACCCTTGCGGACTAAAAGTGCCACAAGGCGGGGGAGATTATGACAAAAATGCACATATGAAATTTAGAACTTGGCACGAGGGTATATCAGCACATTTAGAGCATTTGGCACTGTATGCAGGAGCAAAAGGCTATCCGAGGGAAAATACACTTGATCCAAGACATTTTCCTTATCTACTTGGAACAGCTAAAACTGTAGAAGAACTAAGTGGAAAATGGGCACCAAGTCAAAGTTATGGTGATAAATTAAAAGTATATATAGAAGAAATGGAGAGTATTAAAGTTATGGAAAATACACAAGAACCAAGCAATTGGGCGAAAGATAGTTGGGAAAAAGCTACAGAATTAAAGTTGATAGACGGTACACGACCAAAAGATAATATAACGAGGCAGGAAGTAGCAAGTATAGCAGTAAGATTATATGAATTGTTAAAGACAAAGTAGAGCATAAAAGCTCTACTCTTTTTTGTGCGAAAAATTAAAAAGCATACTCTTTTTATAGAATATGCTTTTCTTAATTCGAAAAAATTTGAGAATTTATTATTAATAATATCATTTTTCTTTTAAGTTGTCAATATAATTATATATAGCACTGTTTACAAAATCATTCAGTGATTGATTTTGTTTTTTTGCAATATTATTTATTTTTTCTTTTTCTCCTGCCTTCACTGTTATATATAATCTATCATAGTTTTTTTCGTTGTAACGTCTTTTAGAATCAGTTGCAGATTTGCTCATCTCATCACTCCTTTATTATGATTATAAAATATAAATATACTAACGTCAATATTTATATTTTATAAAAAAATATAAAAAAACTCTTGACAATATACTAACGTTAGTATATAATATACTCAAGAAAAGCAAATAAAAAATAAAACAATAAAGGAGAAATAAAAATGAATAAAATAACTGTAACATTTAACAACTATAAGACATATGATTTTATAACAGATGACATTAATATACAAGAAAATGACTTCGTGCTTGTTACAAGTCCAGTTAGCGATAGCGGATTTGGAATAGCAAGAGCTGTAGAAGTCGAAGAAAATACACAAGACACTTATCATAAACAAATAGTATCAAAATTAAACGTAGTTGGTGATTTAGCTCAAGAGATTTCAGAGCAAACATATTACGATTTTGGAGAAATATTCTTACAAAGCAATGAAATTACATTCTTATATAAAAAAGATAAAGAAAAAACATTACAAAAAATTTTAAGCGAATTGATAGATGATAAAATAAAATATATTCCTATTCAAAAATATGATGTAGGAAATGAATTTTATATGTTACAATTATCTAATATAAAGACTGATAATTGCGTTGAAATAGACTATATTATAAATAAAATGTATATTAATATATCAAAATATGATTGTGCAAAAACACAAACATGGCGTAATGTAGAGTTTGAAAATTATGTATTTAACAACATACCGACAGAGCCTGTCATAATTAACATAGAAGATTTTAATGATACGCTATCTGAAAGTATAGATATAATAAAAAATACAGTAAGTGAAAATGTAAGATATAGAACTACATTTTCAAGTGGGGAATATATGCTCGATGATTATGTATTCGAGTATAAGACATATAACGGAGATAATGACTATGATTTTGATGAAATGTGCAAAGAATATAATATATTTCAGTTAAATACAAAGAAATTTATTGATGATAATATTGAATCTATATATGACACAGCAATAAGAGCATATAGTATTGAATTGATACTGCCTATTCAAATTGAAGTTCCTGATAAATACAAAGAGCTTGAATTTGCTTTAAATACAACATATGTCAAGATAGCTGAAGCTACAATTACAGCTTTACAAGCATCTCCCGACGTATATGACAGATACGGCACTGAGTGGGTAGATGAAGAAGATGTAGTTACAACATATGACGCAAATACTATAATAGAATTTAATCCAAAATACAAATAAACCACAAAAAAGAGAGATTTTTTCTCTCTTTTTAACATAACGAAAGAAGCAAGATTTACGCAAATTTCAGAAAAAAATAACAAATTAAAAAATAAATAAAAAAATTGTAAAAAAACTATTGACAATATACTAACGTTAGTATATAATATAATCATAAAGTTGATAAAAACTTTAATAAAAAGAGTGCTTACCCGCCGACCAAAGCAAAGATAAGCACTCACAAGTAGCTCACGAGGAGCTGTAATAATTATAACAGCTCCTTTTAAAAAAATCAAATATAAAAAAAGGAGAAATTAAAATGAGAAACTTAAATCAAAAAATGTGGAAAGAATTAACAAATGAAGAACAACAAAAATTAATGTCTATAGCAAATGCAATAGACGGAAGAACAGGAAATAACGTTAAAAAATCAGGAGATTGTATAGTAGATTTTGGAGAAACTGGATACTCAGTAGCAGGAAGAGTTTTAGTAACAGAAGAAGAAAATATCATAGAAATAGACAGCGAGGCTGTAATATACAGCCCATCACTATAA